AGCAAGTTATGGTCGTTCACAGTTCACTTTGCAGTTCCAACTTGATACCACTCTGTCGGATTTAGAGAGATTCCCCTTAAGACTTACCGATTTAGTTGTAATGGAACTAAAAGATCATGCACCGCAGAAGGTCGTATGGTCTTCAGGAGCCGAATATCGAATTAATGACTTGCCTGCGGTGGGGTTCAGCGGTGATTACTACCACCGACCAGCGTTTATCCATGGAGATTGGCTGGAATTTCAAGGCTGCGTCATGTTCATTGACCCCTCTGGTAAGGGTGTGGACGAAACAGCCTATGCAATTGTTGCCCACCTCAACGGGAACCTCTTTGTATTGGAAGTCGGAGCTTTCCGACAAGGTTATACAGAGCCTGTCCTAGAAGGCCTTGCATTAGCAGCTAAACGACAGAAGGTAAAACTCATCCTCTTGGAGGATCAGTTCGGTCAGGGCATGTTAGGGAGCCTTCTCCAGCCTTTCTTGAGGAAACACTACCCCTGCACTGTTGAACCTGTACGTAGCAACATGCAGAAGGAACGAAGAATCATTAATGCACTAGAGCCTGTACTTAATCAGCACCGTTTAGTTATTAATCGCTCTGTCGTAGAAAATGATGCGAAGGCTAGAGAAGATGATCCTGTAGAAACAGCTCTTAGTTATCAATTATTCCACCAATTAACTCACTTAACTGTTGATAAAAATTGTTTACAACACGATGACAGATTGGATGCTTTAGCTGGAGCTATTCAATACTGGAATGAGTCACTTGCAATAGATGAAGACAGAGCCATCAAAGAACGAGAGTCAGAACTCTGGGATCTCGAATTGGCTGCGTACAAGGGGGATATTGAGGGCCTTCTCGACGCACAAATACTCGGCGTTCCTCTTGAAAAAATCCAAAAAACAAAAGCCGGAGCTGGATCGAATTGGATGCGAGTCGTGGGTCACTAAAAAACCAAGGGCTTGGGTTGTTCGTATCCCTGGTGCTTTTGTGGGGTATTGCGTTAAAGAAGGAGGAGGTGGATTCCAGACCGTGGTTGTTGCCGAGGATGCTGACGCGGCCTGGACAGTAGCAGTGGATTGTGACCATTGGGAAATTCTTCCCTTCGATGTAGAAGCAATGGAAGTTTTTCCTAGAGATGCTTAATTAGCCACGCCAATTTCGTGGTTTTATCTCTGCTACTTTTTGTTCAAGTGCATTTACACGATGAAATAATTCACGGATATCTCTTTCCTTCCTAGAGCTGTTATTTCCAATAGCCATAACTACAGTCGTTGCTCCTACACCAATAAGAGCTGCCCATAGTTCATTCATGTTGCTCCTCTATTAGAAATAATATCTCCTGTTGAGGTTATTCCTAATCCATTAGAAGGAGCAGAGCCTCGACCACTTCTTGCTTGAGAACTATATCCACGCCCTGATCCTCCACTTCCTGCAACTGATGGTTGGTTATATCGAGATTTAATTTCTGTAAGTCGATCTTTGTGATCCCATTCTTTATCAATTTGTTCCATTGCATAACTAATATTATGCCCTTTATATTTATGTGCTCCTTCCCATTGACCTCCTCTTTGAGTCTGTATATCAAATTGTTGTCCACTTAAAACGTCATAACGTCCATCATCTGAGGCGAATGGATTTGTCATTCGTCCTTCTTCTGTAGATTTTTGCTCCGCTGTTTGAAAATTTTTCCATGTAGATGGGTCGTCTTTGTCGTATGTAGCTTTAAGAAATCCAGGAGCACACATGATTAATAACCTCGGTCTAGCATTCTCATTGCTTCATTAGTACGGCGAGTTCGTTCAAGCATGTTGCCTATTGGACCGCCTTCAATGCGAGCATTTGGATCTCCAGTACGTATAGCATTAACTGTATCCGTTCTGTTGTTAGAGGGGATTAGAAGGTTGGATTGACCTTCTGTCCCTCCCATCGCAAAGCACATTATTTATAAAAAGAAGATTTCATTTAAGTTTAACGCTAGCCTTTAGCCGTGTCTCTTTCTATTTATGTCAGACCAACAGACCGTCCCACCTTCTGATAAGAAGGAAGAAAAGAAGAAAAGTGTATTGAATAAACTTCAGGAGATGACTCCTGATAAAGATGAACAGATTGCTTTAGTCGGAGTAGCAGTCCGTTTAGGAATTGTGGTGTGGTCAGGATTTTGTCTCACATTGGCGTACATCGATATTCCAGGCTTCGCTAAACAGACCTTCGATCCAACCTTTATAGCTTCGATCTTTACATCAACACTGACTACATTCGGAGTCCAGGCTGCATCTAAAAAGGGTGGAAACGGACTCAGTAAAGAGGACGTAGAGAAAATGATGGCCTCTAAACCTGGAGCTGGTGAACAAGTTATTAGAGTACAAACTCCAATCCGAATCCAAGCACCAGACGGACAAGAGATTCAGCGGATTGTTGAAGCTCCTGTCAAACCACCTACTCCACCAGAAGAAACCGCATGAAGAAGTTACTGTTCCTGCTACTGCCTGGCTTGGTGGCGGCAACCCCAGTTCGAGCTGATATAACCCATGCCATAACTACGAGCACTCAGCTCACGGTTAATGCCGCTGCTACAGCCGCAGAACGCATTGGCTCATCTTTCTCAGTATCAGGATCAAACATTGACACCACGGATGGCACAACTGCGGGAACCGTCTCAGCAGGGACAATTACGAGTGGCGTTTATTCGCCTGGGACGATTGCTGCAACCCAAGATAATCCAGGCGCAGCGTTTTCCTACAGTGCGAGCTATCTACAAGGCGATGCGGTTCCCACATCAGCCCCATCGGTAGGCGCAGTAGGCAACTTTAGTGATGTAACTTCTACTGCTGCTGGTACTGCTGGCTCATTAGCAGGCACGATTACTAGTCAAGGTGTATTTACAATCACGGCTGGTGGTGCTGGGACTTCGGCAATAGGAAGCATGGAGAGTGCTTTAACTGTTAAGTGATGAAGCGGCTTTTGCCACTGTTATTACTTATAAGTTCCCCTGTTTATAGTGTTCCTGTAGTGCCAAACTTCTCACAAGGAAGCATGCAAAGTACCACCCGAACTGTCTCAACAGTGGTGGAAAGTATCGTTTCAAAAGATTATAATACTGGCCATCAGTATTCAGTTAATGGTTCTAATCTGACGATCAATGGTTCAACAATCTCCCCAAATAGTACCTCTGTAACAGGATCAATTGATGGACAATCACAATCATGGACTGGTTTAGATCTCTCTACAAAACCAAACGTGACTATCACGAATGGTGGCCAACCATTTCAATATGTAGAGACGTATCGAGGGCCAGGATTGTCCAACATGACAACTATAAATCGAACAACAAATATAGAAAGTACTACAGAAACTGTCTCTGTATTTGCACAATAATCTTCCATTTAGGTGGGGCCGCTGTGGCACAGACCAGTTCCACAGCAGCACCCGTAGCAAACTCTAGCGGATCAGTAACAAATATGGGAATACAAAACCTCCCAGGAAATAGTGTTACGAATCATTACGGAGGTAATATTATTTGCCAAGGCCCGATGCTCACCATCTCTCCATTCGTGACCGATTCACATTCTTTCAGCACTCCCAGGGAGTATTGGTACAATGCGCCTTCTTACAATGATGACGGGAGTTTAAGCCACTATGTTGCTACTCGTACTGGGCAAAAAGACAACTATGCCTTGAATCTAGGAATGTCTCTTAATTTCTCAATACCGTTAGATGGTTCACTCCAAAGAAGATGTAAATCTGCTGTAGATAAGCAGCTTGCTTTACAACAAGAATTAGTAAATTTCAAAAGATTAGACTTTGAAATTAGTCGTCTTAAGAATTGCGGAGAGCTTATGATGAAGGGCATTGAGTTTCATCCAAAGTCTCCTTATTACAAGATTTGCGCTGATGTAATTGTCAAAGCAAAGCCTGGGCAAGTTTTACCTCATAGGCATACACTTAAACCTTTAGAGGTGGTAAACCCCGCTTCTCTCGATAAGAATTAGAACGTTTCTCTGAAGGACTTAAAGATCTAACTGGCTTACCTAATTTCTTTTTAATCTTATTAATTATCTGTTTTACTACTGGCTTGACCACACGTAAGAGGAGAGGGGTGGCCAAAGCGGCAGAAGTGGCAATGAGAGTAATGCCAGTAGTACTAACAACCTGTGGAGCAGTAGGGATAGCATTCACTACTTGCTGAGTCATTGTCAGTTTCTTGTACTGAGTGACGCAACGGTTCCCTATTAATTGATATCCAATTATTTCTTTCCTTCCATCTTCAATTTGACTGCCAACCTCCGCTGCGCCAGGTGGCGGGCAATCCTCGATCTTCTTGGGGGGAGGTGCGTCTGCTGGTGGGATTTCTGGTTGTGGATATCTTTGTGGCTTGGCGTCCTGTGTATATAGAAGTTCCTCTGGCGTGTAGTCCATTGCGTCATAGCTTGGATACTCTGCATCACAGAAGACAACATTTCCTTTTGGGTCGTTGGTTAGTAATGCACTATTCTCTCTACTATCCTTCCTCGCTTCAACACATCCAGGCATGTTAATAATAGGAAAGCCAAGAGGTACTGTTACTGGTACTGCAATGTTTAAAGATTCAGGTGGTGTTATTTGCCAGATCCGAACATCAGGAGTCTGAATTGGACTCACTCCGATCTTCGGAATGCCACTCATTTAAAAGGGTAATTTTATGCCTTTTGGATTTGCAGTAGGTAGGGCAGGGCTCGATAGCCCAGGTAGTTTTATGGATTTTGTGACTTGTTCAATTGCTTTATCCATCAAGGCATCCTTGTTCCCTTGGAACCAGAAGTACCCATATGCCCCGCCACCAAGAATTGCTATGACTCCAACGCCTGAAGCAATTGCAATTCCATCAATGATTTTTCTCATTATGATTTATTTGCGACAAGGAACGCCGTGAAATCTGTTTTTACTTGTGAGGTCCACGCTGCATTGCAGATTGCCTGTACATCAGCGTCTTCTGAGCTGATATCTGTATCAACTAGGTTATCACTTTCATCAAGTGTTCCTGGTTGTAATACGTGTCTATGAAAGGAACGGCTCAGTTCTTTATCATCTTCTTTGATGATGGTAGCGGTTCTCACCTGTATATTCCATTTGTTAACGACTTCTATTTTATCGTTTTCATTTGTTTTTGTTAATGCCATTTAAGGAAGCTCTCCGAGCTAAATAGGTTTATGGCTTAGTTTATAGACTTGCTAACGGTCTAAGCTATTCTATAAGTGAGAGATCCACTTATCTGGTTACAGTTATAACCCCAACTAATACCAGTACTATCTTCTTGAACGTCAGTGTGGTCACTTAGCATAAGTCTTATCGCATTAGTTGATCTAAGATTGCAATATCTAAGATCAGTGGGGGCACCATAACCTTTTCCGAGTACTCCAAAAGCACCACGAATACCTTGTGCATTAGGTGAGAATGCGGAAAATGGTACTCCTGATATTCCTATATTCCCTGTTGCACCATTTAAGCCATTACCATCAGCAGAGATAGAAAATGTTAAATGAACAATATTACCTATTTTGGTATATTTACCAGCGTGAGCATGACTGCCTGTTGGTCCCGTACCAGTTGAGTTACTCCACGCAGGATCCCATGAACCCTCTTCATAATCGTCAAGAAGTTCACTTGTACTTCCTCCAGCATCAGAAGTAGCACTAAAGTCAATACCTTTACCAGATGTGCCTATTACTAGGTTTCCAGCATTGATTTTTACATTATGACTTGTATCTGCTTCTAAAACGATTTGACTACCAGTTATATTCTTTATAGCACATGCACTATTAGAACCATAAATGCTCCATAGCCTATCGTTATTACCAAACTGAATAGCGCCTGAATAATTACCAGTATTATTCCTTGTAAATTTAGCAACTATATTATCACTGGTTTTTGCTTGTATCCGTCCTTCATTAGCAGCAGGAGTTACACCTGCACCTAAATAAGTTCCATCAAAGGTAAGATTTGCCTCACCTTGCATAGCGTCAGCACCTGTCACCGTTACAACTGTGTTATTAGTTGATCCAGATAAGGTTGCGCCACTAGCAGGTAATGTTTGCCAAGAGCTAGTACCGTCCCCATCTTCTCTTAGGAATTTAGTACCACCAGATTCACCAGTAGATTTAACTTGAGTTCCTTCTGATACTGCATCTTCAAAAGCTGGTTCAGCTCCAGCCCCAGCTGAAGTTAAGACTTGACCA